TCCTCGCCTACCGGATGTACATCCGGGCGGGTCAATTTAAGCACAACTGGTTCATTCATTCATTGACAGAGGCCCTCCAAAAATTTTACGTGGACTACAAGGCAGGGAAAAGGCCCATTCTGATAATCTCGTGTCCTCCTCAGCATGGGAAGACTTGGGCCATTGAGGATCTTATTTCATGGATGGCGGGGCAAGACCCAGACTGCCGCATGGTTTACGCTTCATTTTCAGACTACCTTGGAAAGAGGTGCAATTCCGCGAACCAACGCGTTTTTGACTCCGAAAAGTACAAAAAGATTTTTCCTAAAACGTGGGTGTCTCCTAAAGACTGTGATGAAGTGATCCGGGGGACATATATGAAAAATTCGAACCTTGTAGAGTTCATAAATAGGCAAGGTTCCTTACGAAACACCACTGTTGGCGGGCCTATCACTGGAGAAAGCTTGGATTGTGTTTCTGGAGAAACGAAAATAATCATTCTTGTTAACGGGTTAATCCGGAGAATAAGGATAAAAGACTTGATATTGATAGACTCACCTGTTAAAGTGTTGTCATACAATCACAAAACAGGGGAGGTTGAGTTTGAAGAAATTAAAAGTATCAAAAAAATTACAAAAAATGGGATACTCAGAATCACCGATAACAATGGAAGAGTTCTTGAATGTACGCCAGATCATGATATCTTTACAGAAAAAAGAGGGTACATCCCAGCGGATTCTCTATCCTCCGGTGAAGATAATTTGCTCGTGCTGCGGGATAGAGGTTGTAAAAAAGGCGTTCGACATAAACAAGTGGATCAAGACGAACTGCCAACACATTTATTGTTCGAAAAAATGCCAGAACAATCACCGGGCGATAACCAAAAAAGTTGTAAAATATTGCAGAGACTGTGGGAAAGAGTTACAGAAACAGTGGGGCGTTCTTTGTGGAGAGTGTCTTGCAGAAGCAAGAAAGGTTCCAACAATAGAAAAAACACACTTCTCGGCAAAGAAAAGTTGCAAGTATTGTGGAGAAACGTTCCTGGCGGTACCCAGGGGAAAAGGAGTTTTGGCAACTTACTGTTCAAAAAGATGTTCGGAAAAGGGACACTCTATTCTGATGAGTGGCGACGGAAACGGGATGTGGAACGGGGGAATGAGAGAACTCAGGGAATTGCCAGAAAACATCCGGGGTTTTTACAACGTGAAAAAAGTTTATTTGCAAAACAATTTAAGGCGTTGCAAAGTCTGTGGGCGTGTGGAAAAACTTCATTTCCACCACATAGACGAGGACCCATCAAACAACGACGTTTCAAACATAAAACTTTTATGCGAGTGTCACCATTTACAAATTCATCGGGAATTAAAAAGACAGAAAAAGTAAACGAAGAAATGGAGTTTTTTGATATAACAGTAAGAAACAACCATAACTTTTTTGCAAATGATATTTTAGTTCACAACTGCGGATTTGTCGATGACGCATTTAAAGGTCGCCAGGAAGCAAACAGTCCGGTTACCCGGGAGACCGTATGGAATTGGTTTACTGATGATTTTGGAACTCGTTTTTCGGATCCCGCCGGGTACATAATAACAATGACCCGTTGGCACGTTGACGACATCGTTGGTCGACTCCTGGCAAAACTTGACGATCCTGACCGGGTAACCGTGTTCAAATACGCTGCCATTGCGGAGGAGGACGAACAGTTTCGGAAGAAGGGGGAAGCCCTTTTTCCTGAATTAAAAAGCCTTGAGTTTCTTCTCGGTAAAAAGGCCATCATGCTGGATCAGGCATGGCAGTCTCTTTACCAGGGGTCACCTATTGCGGTCGGTGGAAACCTGATAGACGAACGATGGTGGCAGTGGTGGGAAAGACTCCCACTTATGAAGTTCACATACGCCGTTGCGGATACCGCCCAAAAGACGAACAACTGGAACGATTATACCGTGTTCCAGCTATGGGGTATGGGCGTTGATGGGAATATTTATCTCCTGGATATGTTTTATGACCGGGTTAAAGCCCCGGACTTGAGACGCCAGGCTGAAATCTTTTACCGTTCGGCAGACAATACCCGTTTTGGTGGGCCTTTTAGGGGGTTTCTCATAGAGGATAAGTCTTCCGGTACTGGTCTGATCCAGGAATTGGAAGAAAAGAAATTTAAAGTTATCCCGATTCCACGGACGACGGATAAGGTTACCCGGGCTTTCGATACAGGCCCGGAGATCAGAGCGGGGAAAGTCTTTTTAAATGCGGCTATCCCCCATGTAAACGTGATAACTACCGAGTCTGGAATATTCCCGAACGGTGCTAATGATGATGCTTTCGACTGCACCATGAACGGGATTGAGGTTGCGTATATTTACCCAGAACTTTTAAATAATACCATTTTTGTCGGCTAACAGGAGGCCCGCTATCAATCCATTTACAGCGGCACAAAACTACATAAAAGGGTTTAGGAACATGGCGTCTGCCAGTTCTCAGTATTTAAAAACCCCGGGACCGGTTTATTCGAACTGGACCATAAAAAAGGCCGTGGAAGACGGATATAAGGCGAACCCTTGGGTTTATCGATCCGTGTTCTTGAAGTGCAAGGCGGCTGGGTCAATCCCATGGCTCGTTATGAATGAGAATGGCGAACCTGTGGAAAACCATCACCTGACCACTCTTTTAAATGCGCCCAATCCTTTCGTATCGAAACAGGATGTCATGGAATTGGTGGTTTCATGGCTGGACCTGGCTGGTAACTCATACCTTAAAAAAGTTAAGGGTCTCAATGGGTTCACAGAAGAACTTTGGCCGGTGTCTCCTGACAGACTGACCCCGGTTGCCACATCATCCCTTGAAAAATGGATGGAGGGTTATGCGCTGGACAAATCAAAAAAGGTTTCTTTTCAACCTGATGAGATAGTCCACCATAAATACTTTAACCCGGCGGATCCACTTTTAGGAATAGGTCCTCTCCAGGCAGTCGCCAAAACCGTCGATATTTCAAACGGCCAAAAGGATTTTAACCGGTCAACCACCACGAACCGGGGTGTCGTAGATGGAATATTCACTTTCGAAAAAGAATTTAAAGACCAGGCTCAGACCGACGCTGTAGCGGAAAAATTAAATGAGAGGCACCGTGGGAAAAGGATGTTCGGGGTCCTCGGATCCAATGCTAAATACATTCGGACCGCATTAACTCCGGCTGAAATGGATTTTATTCAGTCCGACAAGGCCAACCGGGAGGAAATATTTATTGCTTTCGGCGTTCCACCGGTCTATGCCGGTGTTATGGATGGAGCAACATTGAATAATTACAAGACTTCGGAACTTGTATTTTGGTTTGGGACAATGCTTTTTCTCCTTGACGACCTGAAAGATACTTTCAATTTTTCATTCCGGGATGAACTAAAGCCTGGGGAAAAAATCTGTTATGACCTCACTGCGGTACCAGCGATACGAGCAGCACTTCTGGACAAGACAAAAACGGCTGGTGAACTCTTTAAAATGGGTGTTCCTTTCGATCAGCTGAACAGGGTTTTCGAGTTCGGGTTCGATGAGTTCGACGGCTGGGATGAATCCCATGTTGGTACCCAGGCTGGTGAAACTATCACCACGGAGTCGGGAACCAGGAAAAATCCTTTCACCTTCATTGAAAAAAGGGAGGCGACCACTCAGGATCAAATAGATATTGCGGCTATTGATAAGATAGAAGTCTTTGCGGACGCCTTGAGGACCCAGCAAGAAGCCGTTTTTGACGCCATGGATAACGGTCTTGAGAATGTTGACCCAGAGGCTATCATAAAAGGTCAACGTCAAATTATGACCTATGCTGTGGGGTCGACATACGTGAACGTGGCAGTTGAGTTCGGGTCTTCCATGGTTATTGAGTCCCGGGCCGCTGTGGATCCCCTTGAGGAAGCCATTAACACTTACCTCCTGAATGAAGCCACGGTATTGACCCAGGTATCGCTTATTGATGCCACAACCGTCGGTAAAATAATGGAGCATATAAGGACCGCACTTGAGACTGGACAGTCCGCAAACGAGTGTCAACAGGCCCTTGTGGACTCTGGGATTTTCAATGACAGAAGGGCGCTCATGTTATCCAGGACGATAACCGGGAACGCGGCTAACCTTGGGCAACAAAAAGGGGCTGAACTCGGTGGAGCAAAGTCTAAAACCTGGTCAACAGCGGGTTTTGAAGTTCGAAAATCACACCGGAAACTGGACAACGTAACCATTCCAATCGACGATTATTTCACAGTAGGGAAGGAGAAAGCCCTGTACCCTTAGAAAGCCGGTTATCTCCTAAAGAAAGGGTGAATTGCCGATGCGCGCTTATATATAGCATGGAAGAACCTGGATAAACCGGCGTTTAAAATAAAAAGTAAGAGATAAACATAAACGAAAACAAAAAGGGATGGCAAAAATTTGAAGAAAAGACAAGATGACGCCCCGCCCAAAATCGAATTGAGAACTTCCGGGGAGATCCGGGGGACGGAGGAAGACGGGACATGCGAGGCATACCTCACAAAGTGGGGTTCCGTGGACTCGTACCGGACTCAGTTCGAAGCAGGGGCTTTTAAAAACACGTTCGAGAAACGCGGGGCAGAAGGAACGCGCCTTTTCTGGAATCACCGGGAGTTGGCAGGGAAGATCCTGGAACTCCGAGAGGACGACTATGGCCCGTATGCAAAATGTAAATTCAACCTCGATACCCGGGCGGGTGCTGAAGCCTACGCCCACGTTCGTGATGGTGATGTAAATTGCTTTTCGTTCGGATTCAACACCGTCAAGTCCCACCCTATTAAAGGGGGCGTGAGATCAATCACAGAGGTTGACATGTTGGAATGCGGCCCAGTCGTTTTCCAGGCTAACGATGAAGCGGTCATTACCGGGGTCAGGTCGGATGATTTCAACGAAACCTTAGACCAGAAAAAACTCAAGGCTGAAGGATGGCAGATTCAGTGTTCTCTTGAATGGACTATTGACGACATTTACTGGGGGGACTCATACGATAAGCCGGATGAAATCATCGAAAAAACGGATACAGCGATTGCAGCTTTTCATGTTTCATACATGGAGTGGTTGAACCGTTATTATGACCAGTTCGAGTCCCGGGACGGTGTGGCCCCCCGAGAGTGCCGGAACGCTCTAATGGTGGCGGCTGGTACCGTTGACCTGGATCAGATGGTAAAGGAAACCAGCCTCACCCAGGATGACGTGGACCTTTTAAAGAGGGGGAAGCTCCTCCCGGCGGAGTCCCGGGGAAAGATAGGGGAACTCTCCGAGGGCTTCCAAAAGGACTACAAAACAGAGCGGAGAAAAACCGTGGAGGGTCTTTGTAACGAGCTAAGGTCCGGCGGTTTCACAGAAGGAGAACGGTACAGGTTCCAGGCACTCCTTGACGTATCATCCGCAGAAAAAACAAAACCAAACGGTGACACAGTGGATTTTCTGAAAAATCTTCGGTCATCCCTTAAAAAATAATTTTTAAATTAGGAGAAAATTTACCATGGCATTCGAAAAAGAGATCAAAGAACTAAAAGATGAAGTCCGCGCCACTTTTTCCGTGTTCAAAGAAGCAAATGACAAGGCCCTTGAGGAGACAGAAAAACGTGGTGTAGCTACGGCAGAGACCGCCAAAACCGTTGAAACGATCAACGAGGATATCACCACCCTTAAGACCGCCGTACAGGATCTTTCTAAACGTTCACAGCGGATTAACGCAAAGGAGAAGGAGTATAATGGACGGACCGGAGAGGAACAGGAGGCTTACGAACTCCGATCCGCCGCTTTCGGAAAATATCTCAGGTTCGGAATGGGGGATAACACTCCCGCCGAGTTCAGTGTGGAAGAGAAAAGGGCGCTGGCAGGTACCTCTGATACAGACGGACAGTTCCTTGTTCCTGATGACATGGAGTCCAACATCATTATTGCCGCCGCTAACGGTGCCGAAATCAGGCCTTTGGTCCAGGTCGGGACCACATCCCGTGACTCCGTGAAAATGGGTGCCCTGGGTCGTCCTATTGTCCAGTGGGGAACACGCGGTCTTAAAGTTGATCCGCAGTCCCTCAACACTGGTGGACTGATTATCCCGATCAAAAACATCCGGGCTCTCACCCTGGTTTCCAATGACACTCTCGATGATGCCGCCGCCGATATCATTGGAGAACTGGAGGATATGTTCCAGACCGCCGTGGCCGAGGCCGAGGATGATGCATTCATCGTCGGTCAGGATCAGGACTCCCCGAAGGGGATTCTGACAAACGCCACAGTCCAGGCTGCGGCCATCGCGTCTGGGGTTGCCGCCGGGATTGCTGACGGATCCCACAACGGTATGGACGTCCTGAAGCAGATGCTTTACAATCTGAAAAAGGTTTACAGGCGTAACTCTACATGGGCCATGAACTCCACCACCGAGGGTGCCTACCGGAGCCTGAAGGACGGTGAAGGCAGATATCTGTGGGATGATAACCTTGACACTGCAGGAAATGCAAAGCTCCTGGGAAGGGTCGTCGTAAATCCCGAGGGTATGCCCGACATTGTTGCAGGTGCCTTCCCCGTTATCCTGGGCGATTTTAAATCTGGGTATAAGGTCAGGGACCGGGCCGGGCTGACAATTACCCGCTTGGTCGAACGTTATGCAGAGTATGACCAGACAGGTTTTGTTCTGAAAAAACGCGTCGGTGGCGGCGTGGCCCTGGCTGAAGCCTTTGTTCCACTAAAAGTTGCCACTTCGTAAGGTAACCTTTTAAAAAAGGGGGAGTGTAACCACTCCCCTACAAGCACGATCAAAAACTTTTGTTATTATTATATTATATATATAATGTATATAATATATATACCATAATAACAACACAGAAATAGGGAATAGAGTGGAGAGAAGTAACTCCCCCTCCCCCTTTTTCAAAATAGTTACTTTAAAGAGGTTAAAAAATATCATGACAGATTTTCAAAGACCGAACACCAGGACTCAGGAGCTTGAGGTCAAGGGTGTGGATTGCACCGCCGCCGTCAAGCACCTTGCGGAAATGGGAACGACTCAGGTTTTGACGGCAACCGGCGATATCGACGCTGATAAACACGTCGTTGAATTGACCCATGCTTCCGCAGCTATCGCAGCAACAATTGCGGACATGACAACTCACGGTCCGGGCCTCGTTATCATCACCGACACGACAACCGGTGCCACCCATACGGTCACATTGACCGCCGGGACGTTTGACGGGACGAACAATAAGATAACCCTGAATGCCGCCGGTGAGTCCCTGACTGTTCAGGTTGACGCCGATGGAAGTGGAACCGTCGTTTCCAATCTTGGTGGAGTTGCACTTTCAACAGTTTAAAATAAAACTTTATTTTTTATACGAAGTTGGTATAATTCTTGCATAAAACAAACAACAATTTTTCTAAGGAGAAAAACAAATGGCTAAAGCTGATCCCGGATCGAACTATATTTTTGAGGAAATTTTCAACGACCCCACCATGGCGGCAACTACCCATTACAGTACTGCAATTGACCACTCAAGCGGCGAAAGCGCAACTGTACTCATCACAACCCTGGTGGCGGCAACAACCCTGGTGGCAACCCTTCAGACATCAAACGACTCAGGTGTTCTCGATGCCTGGGCAGACCAGACAGCGGACGGTTCAAAGAATGATATCTCCGTGGACATCGGAACCGACGTCGGAACGGCGCAGCTCAATATCCCCAACCCAATAAAAAGGTACTCCCGAATCAAGATGGTGGTCACCGGAACAAGTTGCGAGATTGTGGCAACTTCCTGTAAAGGCCCAAGGCTGGAAGTTATCCCGACCATCGCAACACTGGATTAATTGAACCTGGAAGGCCCCTACTCTTTTGCTCCGGGGCCTTTCTTTTTGAGGAGGTTGCTATGACCATGCCGGAACTATGTTCATGGGATGATCTGAAAAACATACTGGAACTTGAGGAGACAACTATTGGGGCATATCCCGCCCTTGAAGATACGCGATTGCGCGTCGCCTATGCCCTTGAGTCTCATCTTGGTCGGTTTTTCGAGGTGAAAGAGAGAACGGAGAACATTACCGTGGGGGCAACAACCGCCACCAAGCTGATATACCTCCCGGGAATCCCTGTTGCGTCTATAACAAGCGTTACGGTCCAGTCTCGATATGAGACACTGACTCTCACTGAAGACGATTATATGGTGGTAAACTACGGCTTAAAATTGTGGGGTGGTGTCAGGGATTGTGTGGTCACAGTGGTTTATACCGGAGGGTTGGCGACAGTTCTGGGATCTTTTGCCCGGGCATCTCTAATTCAAACTGTTTATGAATACCAGGGAAAGGAAAACATGGGCTCCACTTCCGTGAGTACAGATGGAGGAAGCGTTACAACCCCGGAAATACAGCTTTTAAAGACCGTCAAAGCGGCGGTCAAGGGTGAGCATCACCCCCTCCAATGGTAGCGCAGAATCAGTCTATAGAAATTGATGTGATAGGTCTTGAGGAAGTTCAGGGTTATTTGAAAAAATTCCCGGATGAGACTTACAAAAATGCCAAGGACGCGATCAACAACGCGATGTTCAAGGCAAAGGCAACGACCCAGCAAAACACCAAGACACGTTTAAAAGTCCGGTCGGGAGCGCTCCGGCGGTCAATTCGGTTTTCATCGAAAGGTAAAACGTTATCCACCATTAGAGGTTCCTTTTACACCGCCCATAAAGAAGGTGGCACAACGGTAGCTTATGCCCCCATTCATGAGTACGGAGGGACGGTAAAGGCTAAAAACGCCTATAAAAAGGTACGTGGTGGTCCTTATCTTAACATCCCTGCCCAGGCAAACAAGACCCCGGCGGGCGTAATGCGCAGTTCAGCCAGGCAAGTTTTCCAAAACGGGGGTTTTATTCGAGGGCGCACCATCGTTTTGAATGGAAAAGTTATGTTTTACCTGGTCAAGCAAGTGAAGATCCGCCCCAGGCTGGGCATGAATAAAGCCGCTGATGCTGAAATCCCAACTTTACTCGGGGAATTGCAAGACCTAATAGGGGAATATTAATGTCGTTCATACCGATAAATAAAACTTTTCTGGACGAGATAGAGTCCAGACTCGGGAATATCACGGAGGATAATGAGTACAACCTTCCTCTGAAAAAAATAAGACGTGCAAGGTTGAAACCTTTTAAACCGCAAGACTTACCTGCAGCTAACTTTTGGCCGTCAACGATGGACAACGTCGTCGATAAATATGGGATGGACGGAAGAACCATTTCGGTGACTGTGGAAGCTCACACAAAGACCAGGGACCACCCATTCACTGACATTGCGGACATCCTGGCAGCTGATATTATCACCGCTCTTAACCGGGCTACAACGGCCCCAAAACCAGACGACGACCCGTCATATGACCTGGGAGGGTTGGTGGAGGACTTTGTCCTATCTGGGTATGATTACAGTATAGGGGAAGGGCAGACTCCATGGTGTGGCGTGGTGATATCTTTCGAAATAAGATTTTCGACTGAAATAAACAAAATGTTCAATTAAATAAGGAGTCAATAAACATGGCGACAAGTAAAACGGGCAAAATGATGTATGAGTCAGGGCAGTCTTTCACGGACTATACCATTGCTACCGACTCAGGGGATGCAAAAACATTCACAGTATCGGGGGCGCTCGTATTTTCCGGGTACTCGGGGAAGGAAGTAGAGGTTAGGCCGAACGGCATCGTAACCGGAAGGGACATGCTTTCCACCCACGCAACAGATGACACGGTAACAGTAGCGGGGTTTACCGCTTATTCTAAGGGGGTTCTTCAGACCGTAACTGCGACCACCGACACAATCACCAGACCGGCGACGAACGTTTCAAAAGTAAACTCCATTACCATGACAGATGTAGGAGCCATTGCGGTAGTATCCGGGGACGACGGCGCAACCACCGCCTTTTCAGAGGTTAGGGGGGATCCAGGGGCACCTCCTCTTATCCCCGCTGATTCCGTAGAGATCGGTCAGGTTCGGGTAACAACCTCCGCCGCTGGTGTCGTTGCGGCATCTGAAATTTTTCAGGTGGTGGGAACACATGCTGAACGTTTTGATCTTCCGTCTTTTTCCACCAATAACGTCGGGGACGGAAACTCTGCCGATGCCACAGCAAAGAAAAACGCTTATGTGACTTTCGACGACACCCTCCCGGCGATCCATACCGGTGATGTTGAGAAGAGAGTGTATGTCGCCTTTTATACACCTATCTTCGCAGAGGTCGGGAAGGCAATGGATTTCGTTCCCGCTGAGAACACCCACTCCCTCGCGTCCACCCAGTATTATAATGGTACGGTAGGGTCTGTGTCCTCTTCTCTCGGACAGGCTTCTTTCACGGCCCTAATGGACGATAACATCACGGACACTCTTGTGGGGCTGAAGGATAAAATTCTTACCTTCAAATTTTTCCCTGACAGGAACCGGGCACCGTACGTTCTCACCCAGGGAATTATGGGGATGAAGAGGACCTTTCCCGTCGCCGACCAGAACCAGGCAGATATCACCATCTCTGCGGAAGATCCTTCCGCAGATTTCGCGAGTTAACATCATAGATGGTAGGGTTCCCGGGTAAAAGGAACCCTACCATAAAAGGCAAAAAATATGCTCGATATAAATAAATTTTCAGCAGCCAACTTTTCCCCTAGGTCCATAGATGTCCCTGTCCCGGAAATGGAGAGGTTCTTCCCGGAAGATACAGGTAAAAAAGACATGACATGGGAGGTTAGAGGACTCACAGCTGAAGAACTGGCTGGAGTAAATGATGCGGTCCAGCAGAACAAAAATGCAAGTTCTATCCTATCAGCGATCAGTTCGAAAGTCACGAAGGAAAAAATAGGAGCCATCAAGGAAGCAATGGGTATGTCGGACGACAATGCACCCGATGATGTAGTCAGGAGAATAACAATGTTAACCCTGGGGTGTGTCTCCCCTGAGTGTCCCCAGGATATGGCGGTTAGAGTCGGGGATGCTTTCCCTCAAGTGTTCTATAAACTGTCAAATAAAATTACTGAACTTACGGGGCTTGGTAAAGTGGGGGAATAGAAGCCCTGTGGAATAATGAAAACGTAAGGTTTGGGATGGCACTCGCCGACAAGTGGGGGAAGCCACTATATGAGGTAATGCCAGACCGATTTCCATGGGGTAGATTGACACCTATAGAACTCAATTTGTGGGCGATGTTCCACGAAGAAAGGAAGGCCGAAAGGGAAAGGAAAAAAAGATAATGTCTGTAGAAAAAACCATTGATATCATTTTTGCCGGAACCGATAGGGTTTCTGGCACCCTTAGTGACATCGGGGGAAGCCTTGATGATTTTGGCAGTGGTCTTGGTGACATTTCAAAACCGTTCGAGGACATTACCCTTGCGGTTGGGGTGGCACAACTTGCAATTGCGGGTCTCGCAACAGCGGGGTTCATTGCCGCTGGGGACATTGAAACTGAAACCGGGAGAATGGTCAATGCACTCGCACTCCCAGCAGAGGAGGCTGAAAAGTTCCAAGACATTGCCACAGATGCCTATGCAACTGGCTTCACTGATGACCTTGCGAAAGCATTTGATGCTGTTATCCTGGCACAACAGAAGTTTGGAGACAATTCTGGAACTGACATTGGAAAAGTAGTTGATAAGGCATTGGTTTTACAGAGAGTATTCGATGTTGACCTCAATAATTCTATGGGTGCTGTAAGCCTGTTAATGAGTGATTTCGGAATTGATGCGTCCACAGCTTTTGACCTTATCGCAGATGGTTATCAGAAAGGGTTAGATGGCTCTGGTGATTTCTTAGACTCTATTATGGAATATGGTCATCACTTTTCAGAGGGTGGCTTTAGTGCTGAGGAGTTTTTCTCTGTCATGGAAACCGGTTTCCGAGATGGGGTAGAAGGGACAGACTATGCACTGGACGCAATAAAAGAGTTCAGCATCAAAATTAAAGAACAAACAAAACCAGTTCAAGAGGCTCTGCAAAAGTTGGGAATAGACCCTGTGGCGCTTGAGGCATCAATGAATGCTGGTGAGACAACTATCATTGATGCCTTCGAGTTGATACAAAAAAAGATCGCAGATGCAGATAAGGGGACAGACGCTTATAGGGCTGGAATTGAGCTGGTTGGATCCCGGTTTGAGGACATGGGAGCTGCGGCATTTCTCGCTCTCGATAAAACTAAGTTAAAAATAGATGATATCCGTGGGACCATGGATAACATGACTTTCGATGATTTCCAAACCCGATTAACTGGGGCGTGGAGAACAGCTGTTATAGCAGTTTCTACATTGCCAGAGTGGGGGGATATCGGCAAAAAAGTGGCAGATGTTGCCGAGGGGGTTGGTGCAAATTTTGCAACCGTTATTGGTGATTATGATTTCAGCCCTTTGATGGAAAAGTTTAACGGATTGTGGGATGATATTGGTTCAATCTTCACTGATGCTGGTTTTGACCTAACGTCGATTGATGGGATGAAGTCCGCAATTGGCCTGGCTGTTGATTCAATCGGGACTCTTATTGACATAACAAAGGGTCAAATTTCTGTGATAAAGCCAATATTGCTTGGCTTTTCTGAGTTGGTGGGGTGGTTCAATGACCTCGACTCGGGAACAAAAGAACTTGCTGGGAAGGTGATGGCAATAGGAACTGGGCTTGGAATAGTTGCCGGGACTGTTTCTGTGGGGAGTTCCCTCCTCAGTGGACTTGGCTCTTTGGTTGGGATATTGTCCGGCCCTGTTGGTCTGGCATTTGCCTTGACCGCTGTGGCAGGTGCCCTTGCCGTGTGGCTCGACGATTTTACGCCAATGCCTGAGTCATACTGGACGAAACCTCGGGATCTCCTGAATGAATTTAAAGAAGATATCGAACTTTTCCCCACAGAGGTGGCCACAAAACTTACCGCAGCCATTGACGACGGGGCCTCCACTCAGGAGGTCATGGAGATCATACAGGAAGGTATTGACATCACTGACCAACACTTTGACCTTGTTTTTGGGGAAGAGGGCCTGGAGGAGATAGAAGAGGATCTTTACGATATTCCAGATGAAAAACCAGTGATGGTAAAGGTTGATGGGGAATGGACCGAACTTGGTGATCTCGAAACAAAGCTTGATGAGTTCGAGGATACAACGATTGATGTTGGTGTGGAAGTCGATTCTGGGGATGTAAAAGAAGTTAAAGAAACAATTGAAGTCATTGTCGGGGAGGGTGATGATACCCGTATCGTCTCAATCGAGATTGAGGCGAATGGAGCTGCAGAAGCTAAAAAAGAGATTGATGATATCCCCTCTCAAAAATTAGTCGAAATCAGGGTCCAAGGTGAAATAGACACAGCCATTGCGGAGATCGAATCAAGGGCCGCTATTGTCCAAACATCCTTTGAATGGAAAGCAAAGGTTGATATTTCGGAGGCACAAACCCAGGCGGAAATCATCACATCGGCATATGGTTCGGTGAGTGATTCAATAACATCGACTGGGGATGTTATTTCCTCCTCTATAGGGGCACTAGCTGGGGTCAGCGACTCCGATGGAGGTGGTTTTATGAAGCGGTATGAGATAAATGAACAACTTGATATAGAAAATGAACATAGAGAAAAGGCTTTTAAACTCCAAAAAAAATTGACGGATTCTCAGACTGACTATATGGACGCAAAAACAAAACAGTTGGCTGATGGGGATGCAGCTATTCAAATTGATTCAACAGGCTTAGAACCAGCTTTGGAAATGATTATGTGGCAGATAATTGAAAAAGTCCAGGTAAAAGCAAACGAGGAAGCCGCTGACTTCCTTCTGGGGATATAAAATGATATCGATCTCAACAATTAAAAGCAATGACTCCGGGAACATTGTCGTTAAAGAAGATTCAAAAACAAAGCTCAATGAAAATACCGCAAGGGTGGTGAATGTTTCAACCCTTGATGGTGGTTCGGTGGTGATACACTCGGGGACATCGCAAACAGATAGAGTTATCCTCGTTACAGCGAGGATAAATAAAGACCAGGAGGCCCAACTGTGGGACCTTTTTTACAACAATAATTATTTTTTAATGGCATATCAAGTTGACTTATATCTGGTCTCCATCAAGAATATGAAGACGGATTTTGGTAAACTGGAAATGTCAATAATCATCAAAAACAAGGAGAATTAAAACATGGCAATTACAGCAACAGTTTCGAACCATTTTAAGTACATGCAAGCTACCAAAGAGATTGATTTTGAAGCAGACACTTTCAAGATGATCCTCCTCGACACCACTTTCGCCTTTAACCCCGACACCCACGCAACGTTGGCAGATGTGACGGGCCACCAGCTTGCCACGGGATCTGGTTACACTCAGAATGACAAGGTCCTCGCCGGGGTGACTGTAACTGAGGATGATACGAACAACCGCTGTTCTGTCACCTGGACAAACGTTACCTGGACGGCTTCCGGGGGAACAATCGGACCAACTGGTGCCGCTGTTATCTATGATGATACCACGGCAGACGATACAGTTATTGGCTGTATCGACTTTGGGACAGACTATTCTATTGCGGATGGATCATCCCTGCAGTTTCAGAACCTGGCGTTTTACAACAACTAAACTGTTTCTTGAGCCTACTTATTCCGGGTAGGCTCAACACTCTTTAAAGGAGGTGTAAGAATGGCTTATGTTAATTTGATAAATCAAGTTGTTGCGGACAAAACAGAAGCATTTTGCAGGCTCAGAGATTTTATAGCCAAGCGGAATGGAACTTATGATTATTCAACTACTGGGATAGGGTGGACTCTAATAGATTCCTCGTATTCAGTGGATGAAGATAATCCACAGTCCGGGGACTGGGTGGTGTTTAGCTCCGTTGGAGAAGATAGTACAGAAGATTTATATTTTCGGTTTAAATGGGGTACAACTGACTTTGATTTCAACGGTTTTTTATATTGGAACCCCACCACCCATATAGGACTTGTAGCCTATGCTTCTGCAGTGAACAAAATAGAATTTAATAACACTGACATTAATGTTCCCACTTATATATATGGTGATTTGGATTCAATTTTTGTCATTTTCATACCATCAACCATTCCCTATTCAGGTTTTATTGGGAGGCTTGAAAGCCCTTTTTCGTCAAGGGATGACACAAAGGGAAACTGTACATCTGGAGCTTTAATCGCCGGTTCTGATAAATCCATAACCCTTGATTCTATACCTTCTGAATGGGTTGTTGGTGGAAGTCTTTATATCTGGTCATCGGACTCAACAACAACCAATATTGAAAAGGTTGAAATAAAAACAATTGTTTCGAATACAATAACGGTTGATTTAACAAAAGCCTACTCATCGGGTGCAAAATTATCTCAACATTGTGGGTATTCTGGGAATGACACAACAGGAAACAACCTGATGCAGTCATATAAATCCATTATTAATGCTTATGGGGTGAGTGGGACTCTCAACTATTCGCATTATCCTGCGATAAAAGCAGCAGATGACATTATAGAGTGGGTAAAACCAGACCCTCTAAATTCAGAATGGGGGTTGGCCCCTTTTGTGATTGGACAAACATCACGTGGATTTGTGGGGGTTGTGAAAAATGTTCTTTTTTGTAACTCTACTGGATTGAGCAATGTTGATGTTTTAGTCCTCCCAGATGGAACAGAGTACCGGGTTTTCATCCCTGCGACGAGTTCGGGATTTTGTTTTAGGGAGGTTTAAAATGACAACCTACAAAGCAGCGATTATAAGAGATCTCCCAACCGCAGCAGCGCGAAGATCAACCATTACAATTGCGGGTACAGTCCAATCTGGAGGGAGTCCAGCTGTAAGGGTCATCTTGATCTATAAAAATCAAAACACAACTCTCCTTGATTCTACAACTTCAGGCGCTTCGGGTGATTTTTCAATTGAAGTGAATGGCGGTTCTAATGACTGTTTTAGGGTAATTTGTGTAGGGATCGCTAACGAGAACAGTGTGATATACGAGCATGTTTGTTCATAAAAGGAGGGACAAATGGCATACACACCACCAAGTTTAGATAATATCAATTTTGACATGCCCACCTCCTATATTCCTCCCGCTATAGGTTCAATATCAATCACCATTGGAGGGGCAACAGCAACCGAGATTGACTGTATCTATGCACCCCTTGAGGTTAATACCCAGTGCTCCCCGGATGAGTCCCCAGAATGGATATATCCTCTTGTTCCGATAGAAGGGGCCTCTGATCTTGGAACTCCCGATATCACAATTGCAATTCCAGTG